GCCTCTTGCTTTTCCAGCTCGGCATTGCGCTCGGCCAGCTCCTTTGCAGCCTTCTCAGCCAGCTCCTTGGCCTCTTGCTCTGCAACCTTGCGGGCAATCTCTGCGCGCTCGGCAGAAAGCTTTTCCTTCTCTGCCTTCCACTTTTCCTCAGCCTCGCGCTTCTCTTCCTCAAAGGCGTCTTGCTGCGCTTTCATGAAGGCCTCACGCTCAGCGGCTTCACGCCGGGCCTTAGCATTGGCTTCGTCAAGCGCACGCTGTGCGACGACTGCAGCCTCGGCAGCAGCGCGTGCAGTAGCTTCCTCGAGCTCGCGGCGCTGACGGTCCAGCTCGGCACGCTCAGCGGCCAGCTTGGCGTTCTCTTCGGCGATGTGAGCCTGCTCTTCAGCGATGCGCTTTGCTTCTTCCTCGCGAGCCTTTGCGGCAGCCAAGTACTCAGTCAGCCTGGAGATTGTTTCTCCCAGGACATACTTGGCTTTGTCGGTGAATTCCTGGAACACCTGCTCATCAATCTCGCGTGCCATCCAGTAGCGCAACTCAGCCTCAACCACGGATGCACTTTCATTTGCAACCTTCATTGGGATAACGGAGATGTCATCGATCTCCGCATTGATTGCCTCAACACGGAGCTGTTCAGCCCGGATCTTCTCCTGACGGATGCGCTCTTGCTCCGCATCCCACTCGTCACGCAGCTTGAACAGGCGCTCTTCTTCAGCGCTGGTGATGGCGATCAGGCGGTTCTCTTCAGCGATGACAGCCTTTGAGAACTTTGTCGCGTCTTCGCGCGCAGTCTTGGACACATCCTTGATGGCGGTACGCGCCTTCAAAAGCTCCATGGCCGCGCTATGAACCTGGTCGCGACCAGCCTTGTTCTTGATGATGGTCAGTTCACTGTGCTTGGTAGCGAGCTCCATCAAATGCTTTTCGGTTTCAGTGCTGTTGAGCGCCAGGACTGCGCGCTGCTCAACTGGCACGAGCGCTGTTTGCACAGCTGGTGTTTCTGCGTGCTCCGCAGTAGTGGTGTGTTTCATGAAATGCTCCTAGAGGTTTGAACAAATATCTGTAGAACAGATGTGGCAATTATCACCAACAAATTGTTGGTCGGTCAAACAAAAAATAAATCCCAACAAAAGTTAAAGGTTATTTGAAACCGGGAGATTTGAGACCACGATCCTGAGCGCGTCGAGCTCATGCTGCAGGCGGACAATCTCAGCGCATGCGGCGTCCAGATGTGCTGCAACCTTGCGCATGATCTGGCGCGGCTCGTATTCGTACGTCGCATTTGCCGCCGCTTTGATCGCCATGGACCTCAGCTGTAGCGCTTCAGCAACAGGGTTTGAGCTCATTTGTGAATGGCCACTTCCGTGGTGGCGAACTCGATGGCCTGGATCATCATCCAGAATCCACGGATCTCGCTCGCAACAAGCGACCAGGCCGGGCTGTACATAAGCACTGCCGGAACATACCCCATGGAGTTTGGCGGAGCTCCGTGCGACACCCGCTTATCCGGGTCAATCCCGCGCAGCTCGCACAACTTGCGCGCGGCTTTCTCGAGTTGCTCCTCAGTAATCCCGACAAGCTGCTCCTCTTTTGATGTCATAATTTTTTTCTCCAATAGACGGACGTGTTCAGCCCATGCGGATCCCTCGGTGAATACATCCGAAACCCGCACGAGATCAAAGAGTTTGCAGAGGCTGGGTTGTTGGATGTGTCCGAGATCAGCCACTTCCACCCAAGCCTTTTAGCCTTGTTGATTCGCACTCGAATCAGGCGCTTCTGAATTCCATTGCCACGGTGCTGCCAGAGAACTCCGGCGCGAGATAGGTATCCCGTTTCGCTCCAGCGCATGCTTGGCCGCAGGCTACAAAATCCAGCCGGCGTTCCGTCATCGCCGAAGCAGATCCACCAGACCCCTGTTGTGATGTCGTCTGGTTGATCGCCAGGCAGGCACTCGACCTGCATGCGCAGCAGGATGGCGGCAATCTCATGGTCACTTGTATCAACCTGGCGGACTGAGTACTTCACCTGCTGCTCACTTCCCCATCAGGCCAACCCATGGGCTTGCTGCCGGCTGGATAGTGTTCAGCCTGATGCGACGAGACACGCCGGCCTTCTTGGCCACATAGCAGACCGTGGTGACGGCAATGTTGAAGTTCGAGGCGATGTCTATGTATGGCACGCCATCCCTGATCATCTCGGTGATCTCAAGGTTGCGCTGCCGCAGTGCGTGCTTCTTGTCGAGCGCCGGCTTGCGGCTTCCCAGGGCCCACCGCCTAACGGTCCCCCAGATGCCGCCATCAATCTCATAGGTGTTGAATGTCGCTATGCATTCAGAGCAGCGGCGACGGCGCCGAAGTGCAATGCCATCCATGACCTCGCGCGTCTCGAGCACGATGGTGTCCCTGCTCCCGCAGTGCTGGCATTTCATACGGTATCGGCGCGCTTCTCGTCGGCCGCCTCGAACTCATCACACCCATCACAATCACTTCTGGTTGCGCTGATGCAGCACAGCGATGCGGCAAACACGCCAGAAGTCATGCCGAAGAACGGCGCAAAAAGAATCCATCCCCAATGAACCATATCAACCTCCTAAATTGTGTGCGGATTATGCCAACACTTTGTTGACCGCACAACGATTTGTTTTGATTATCGCAAAAAAAAGAGCCCGCCGAAGCGAGCTCTCTTGATGCGCGTTCCCTGCATTCGTCCCCAGCGAAATATGGCAGAGGCCTGGGTTTCGATGGCATGCTGGGCTGTTTTATTCCCGGTGCGCTTGCCGGGTTTAAGGTTGCCTCATTTCAAAAGTTGATGGTGGCCGGCACTGATCTCCGGCTTGCTTGCTGGTTATCGTTACCGCAAGGCTTTCACGAGTCGAACGTGGCTTCGGTTGGAGCGAAATCCACCTTTACCCAACATGCGCGCATCAGCCTGCACACTCACCATCAAGACTGAAGGCCGCAGCGGTCAGTTGCCCGGCTCCCTGCAAGGCGCCCGATTCGTCCAACTTAGGATGCCAGTTGCAGCTGGCCTCGCGACGAACCGACCTTCAGTCTTGATGATCCTCGTCTATTCCGAGGTGTCATCTGCTCAGCACATTCCCCTACAGATCGGGGTCTAGGAGTACCCCGTGAGGGGCCCTGATGTGCAATCAGGATGCTGGCCATCTTAGCGAAAGCGTCTCAAGTATACACACTATTTGTTGGCCTGCAACAGCTTTGTTGCAAGCTTGTGGGCTGATGCGATGCCGATGCTTGGGCAGTCGCACATGGATCCGGATCCAACGTAGGCGAACTCTCGGCCGCCATAGTGGACGGCAGCGATGATGCCGATGATCTTGCCCTCCATGGCCTCCTTCAGCAGGGCTTGAAGGTTCTGCACGGTATGTGGGTCACGCCGCTTTTCTGCGAGCCTGATGATGGTGGCGGGTCCGCTTTGCGGAGGGCGTTTCTTTTTCAACATTCGATTCTTCCTTGTCGTTAAACGGGCGAGCGGCGATTTCTTTTATGCGCTCTGTTTTTGGTAGCTCTCCGCCGTTCAGCGCCTTGAGATGCATCTCAACGAGATCACTGATCAAGGCCTTTGCCGGCGGCGGCAAGTGAGCAATCTGCAGCAGTAGCGAGACATCGTTCGGATCAATCAGCCCGGAGATCTGGGACCGCTTTGCAGCCACCCTGGATCCCTCGGTCCAGTCAACATTGAAGCTGAGTGCGACCTCAAGCGCATTGGTCTTCGACTTGCCCGGGAAGCTGCGCCCGTTCTCCCAGTGCCGGATGGCCTGGGAGGAAACGCCAAGACGTTTGGCCAGCTCATTCACACTGACCCCAAGCTGCTCGCGCCGCACCCTGATCTGATCCTTGACCTTCATGTCGCCCCCTGGTTGAAAACGAAACGGCCAGCAACAACAAAGATACACGGCAAACATTTCGTTGACAAGCCAGCGCATTCATCACGACAATCGGCCCCGTATGTTTCTGTTTTTAGGAGGATTAAATGAACTGCAAACCAGGCGATCTCGCCATCGTCATACGAGCCAAGCACAGCGAGAACGTAGGGAAAATCGTACGTGTAATTGAACCGCATGACCACTTGACACACGACGTAATCCTATTGAAAGGAACTGAACTGGCATGGTTGTGTGAGACAACTGGGGGTGACCTGGTCTATGAATCTGCTCTGGCGTGCAAATTTATCCACCGTAGGCAAGGCCCAATACCCGACATGTGCCTGCGGCCATTGGTGCCTATTCAGATTGAAGACTACAAAGAAGCCTGTGTTGTTGTGACGCAACACAGCGAACACTTCGTCGCAGCATGAGCATGTTCGCATTGCTGTTGCGCAATAGCAACAAAGTTGTTGCATGAAAACATTCTGTGTGTAGAATCACAGCACCCATCCTGCAGGGTGGGCCTAAGCCCCGGTAGTCTTGACACGCTGCCGGATAACGCAAGCAGAAATGCGCTTCGGGAGGGGATGGCTAAACCGCAAGGTCGCCGCCCTGAATTTCTGCAGGGGTGTCAAAGCCCCTCTCCCGAAGCGCGGAAAGTAGCAGTATGGAAACACCATCAAGAGCGGCATCAAACTACGCCGCAAAACTCAAAGACCCACGCTGGCAGAAGAAGCGCCTAGAGGCTCTTCAGTTGGCAGACTGGTCCTGTCAATCATGCGGTGACGGAGAGTCGCCTTTGCATGTTCACCATAATCAGTACCTGAAGGGGCGAGAGCCATGGGAGTACGACGAACGCCAACTATCAGTACTGTGCGAGTCATGCCATAAAGCGCACCACGATGATCCTGATGTGCTGATGGAGGTGATCTCTCACCTACCGGTTGACGGAATGAAGTGGATTGATCGCAAAAAGGCAGCTGCGCTGATTGCTGGTGTCATGGGTATGGATGACCATGAGGTGCCGGCCGGCCTTGAGGCGTGGTTCAGCGTTGGACTTTCTGTTCAGCAGCTCGTCGACAAAGAAATGGGGCTTGCACATGCGTGAGTATGCCCGCATAAGCCCACGCTTCTGGATGGGTGAGACGGGCCGCCTAATCCGGACCAAGGGATCAGACGCCCAACTGCTCGCTCTATACCTACTGACCAGCCCGCACAGCAACATGATCGGCCTGTACTGGTGCCCAGTCACATACATGGCACACGAGACAGGACTGACCATGCAAGGGGCATCGAAGGCCCTTCAAAGCCTGGTAGAGATTGGCTTCTGTCACTACGACTCCGCATCCGAAGTAGTGTGGGTTGTTGAGATGGCGCGCTACCAGGTAGGGGACAGGCTCAGTGAGAAGGACAAGCAGGCCAAGGGTGTTCAAAACACCTATGACGACCTTCCTAAAAACCCTTTCCTGCGAGCCTTTTTTGAGCAGTATGGAGTTCCCTTTTGTATGTCCCGTGCAAGGGACTCTGAAGCCCCTTCAAAGCCCCTTCTAAGCAAGGAGAAGGAACAGGAGAAGGAAAAGGAAAAGGAGAAGGACCAGGAATTGGGGGTGGGGTTTGACGACTTCTGGGCTGCGTGGCCAAAGCATAGCCGAAAGACCGAGAAGGAAAAATGCCTGACCCACTGGAAGGCTGAGAAGTTGGCCGAATGTGCTGACGCGATCATGGCCAGCCTGTCTTCCTGGAAGGCGTCTGCTCAGTGGTCGAAGGATGGTGGTCAGTACATCCCGGCGCCGCTGGTCTGGTTACGTCGAAAAGCATTTGATGCCGAGAACCCTGCGCCAGTAACCGCTATGCAGCCGGTCAACCGTCAGGTTGCCCAAGAGCAGAGGAACCAGGCAGCTATGGAAGAGTGGCTTGCGCAACAAGGAGCCATCCATGAAGTCGACTGATCGGGCAAAGTTCGCCGAGCTACTCCGGGATGTCATGGCCTTCTACAAGCAGGACGTCAGTCCGTTTGCGCTTTCGGTTTGGTGGAGCGCATGCGAGCGCTACGAACTTGAGCAGGTTTCCAAGGCGCTGACCCAGCACGCCATGGATGCGGAGCGCGGACAGTTCCCTCCGAAGCCAGCCGACCTGGTGCGCCAGCTTGATGGCACGGCAACCGACCGGGCGATGCTCGCCTGGGGCAAGGTCATGGATGCCATGCAGCGCGTCGGTCAGTACACCGATGTCGTGTTTGATGACCCGGCCATCCATGCCGTGGTTGAGGATCTCGGCGGCTGGCCAAAGGTATGCCGGGTTGAGCTCAAGGAATTGTCCTACCTGCAGCACCGGTTCACCGAGTCGCACCGAGCGTACTGCGGCAAGGGCCAGTTCCAGTATCCGCGCATGCTGTCGGGCGACCGAAGCCCTGATGAGACCTTCCTGAGGCATGGCCTTCCTGTGCCGAAGCCTGCTGTCATCGGCGGCGTCGAGCAGGCCAGGCTGGTCTACAGGGGCGGAACTTCCGGGGGCAAGACAAGCATCTCACAGATGGCGATTGGCGCCACGGCTGTGGCTGCTCTCGAGCACATCACGGGGTAAGACATGCTCCGTGATAACTGCGACAACGAGGAGCTCGAGGCTCACCGTGTTTTGGATTTGGTGAAGGCTGGTGCATCTGTGCCAGCCTCCTCCATTGATTGGGCGCTGTTCGTTTTAGGCGATGGCGTTGGACTTGTTGAATTGAAAGGAATGCCATGGAAGCCTATCGCGTGCGTCTGAGAGAGGAAAAAGCAGAGCTGGACGCCAAAATTGAAAAGCTCAAAAACTTTATTGGGCCCGGTGTCTACCACACCCTGGAGGACCACGACAAATACTTGCTGCGTCGCCAGCTGCTGGTGATGACTGAGTACTCGGACATCCTAAGTCAGCGTGCAATTCGCGCATGGGTGAAGCCATGAGCGGAAAGAAAATCATTGTCTGTGGTGGCCGCGATTGGCGTGATGCTGGCGCCGTCGACCGGGCGCTGTCTGCTGCGCATGGCAAGAGCGGCATCGACATGATCATCACTGGCGGATGCAAAGGTGCTGATGGCATGGCCGCGCGCTGGGCTCATGCGAACTGCGTGCCCTACCTGACCATGCCGGCGAACTGGGAAGCGCACGGTGACGCCGCCGGGCCCATCCGAAACCAGGCCATGCTTGACCAGGTGGTTGATGGCGTGATCGCCTTCCCGGGCGGCAAGGGTACCGCGCACATGGTTGGCATCGCGCGCGAGGCAGGCGTGCCGGTGTGGGAGCCATGCCGTGGCTGAGCTCATCATGGTGCGCCGGCCAGGCGGATCCCTGGCCCCGGCGACTGATGAGGATGCCGAAGCGCTGCGCAAGATCAAGACCGGCGCTGCCGTACGCGTTGAGGTCAAGCAGATCAGGAATTACAAGTTCCTGCAGAAGTGGTTCACGCTGGCCAAGTTTGCGTTCGACATCTGGTCTGAGCGCATGCCGGCGATAGAGTACAAGGGCCAGCCTGTCCGACCCAGCTTTGATCGGTTTCGCAAGGATCTGATCATACTGACCGGCCACTACGACGCCACCTACAACGCGCGCGGCGAAGTGCGTCTCGAGGCAAAGTCAATCAGCTTTGCCAGCATGAGCGAAGACGAGTTCGAGAAGCTCTACTCGGAGACCATCAACGTGATCCTGCTGAAGATTCTGAACGGATCCGGCATGACCGAGGAGCAGCTGCGCAGCCACGTTGAAGAGGTTCTCCGGTACACATAATTGTTGCGCAGCAAAAAAGTACTTCCAGCGAGTGTTGTTTTTATGTTACAAACGCTCGGTCGCAAACATTTTGTTGGAAGTCAGATGCTGAAAAAAGAATTCATTGAGCGCACGTCGTATGTCTCCGGGCAGACCCAGGGCATTGTTCGGTCGGTACTTGATGCCGCCACGGCCGTGACCAAGAAGGCCATCTCCAAGGGTGACTCCGTGATGCTGTTCGGTCTGGGCAAGATTCACGCTGTTCAGCGCGGAGAGAAACAGGCGCGCAACATTCGCACTGGTGAGGCTGTGATTGTCCCACCACGCAAGGCGGTGTTGCTGCAACCCAGCGACTCCCTGATCGAGGCCGCCAACAGCAAGCAGTGATGGCGGTGCAGAAGTTCCCGGGCTCGGCCCGTCAGATCAGATCGAAGTACGGCGCCGTCAAGACCCAGGTCGATGGCCATACTTTTGCCAGCAAGCGTGAGGCCGCCAGATACTCGGAGCTCAAGCTCCTAGAGGGTGCCGGCCACATCTCAAGCCTCGAGCTCCAGCCTGCCTTCGAGATCATCCCGGCCATTATCCTGGACGGAAAGAAGCAGCGCGCCATCAAGTACTTGGCCGACTTCAGGTATGTCGATCATCTTGGCCAGACAATCATCGAGGATGTCAAGGGTCACAAGACCAAAGAGTATCAGCTCAAGCGACGCCTCATGAAACATGTCCATGGCATTGAGGTCAAGGAGGTTCGATGAAAGACGACACCAGGCCATCGGCACTCGAGCGACTGAGCTCTGCCGTCAACACGACGGACCTCACAGTTGATGCCGATCACCGCACCGATGCGGATTTCATCATCGCCCTGGGCATCGCCGGAAGCAGACACTCCCGTGTGGCATCTCCGATGATGCGGCTTCATGTCAATGGGACAAACACCAACCTGCGCGCTGCGTTCGAGTCGGTGTTGTCGCTGGTGAAGCGCCTCAATGCCAAGCGCAACTGGCGCCTGGCCGGCCGGTCGGTCGACACCGTCGCATTGCAGGCCCTGTCGCACCACGTCAACCCAACATGCCCGCGCTGCCATGGCCGCAAGTTTGAGCTGCAGGATGGCACTCCAGTCCTGTCGACAAAGGCGTGCCTCTCATGCTTCGGCTCTGGCCGGCGCACGGTGCAGAAGAAATTCCGCGAAGAGATCAGTCATGTGATCTCAACCCTTGAGCAGATCGATTCAACAACGGAGCGCGCGGTTGCGCGGCTGGTACGGTGACAACAGTTGCTTACAAAGACGGTGTGATGGCCGCAGACAAGATGGCCTCCCGTGATGGATTGCGCGCCGGCAATGTCACCAAGGTCTTCAAGCGCAAGGGATACCTGATTGGATTCTCTGGCCGCGTTGACGTTGCAGCGTTGCTGCTGAGATGGTTCGAGAATGGCGCGAAGGAAGATGAATTCCCTGGGCCAGGCAGTGATGATGAGCTCGACTACTCCATGATCGTCGTCACACCCAAGGGTGTCGTCATGTTCTATGAGCGATTCCCGATTCCCATCATCATGGATGGTGAGTACTTCGCGATTGGATCCGGCCGGGACTTTGCCATCGCGGCCATGTACATGGGGTGTGATGCAGTGCGCGCCGTTGAGGTGGCATCTGCCCTGGACTGCTACAGCGGAAATGGCGTCGACTCGGTATGCTTGGGCGCAGCAGCAAACTGAAAAGCTTTGGCTTCAAGCGCCAGGCCTATGAGCGCAAGCCGGTGGTGGCCAAGCCAATACCGGAGCACCTACGCCGCACCGTCAGCATGGGACCGGCGCAGCTCTCTGCTATACCCAAGACAGCCAGGGAAGAGAATCCGCACTTCAGGTCCATGGCGCGCGACAAGGACTGCCAGCTACTCATCCCTGGGGTATGCTCATTTGATCGCTCCACGGTCGTCCTGGCGCACAGCAACTGGCATGACAAGGGTGCGGGCAGGAAGGCTTCGGATTACTGGGGAGTCTGGGCCTGCTATGCATGCCATACCTGGCTCGACCAGGGCAAGGCATTAGAGGCTCAGAAAAAGGCGGCGTTCTCGGCTGGCTTGAAGCGCATGCAGGTTGAGCTACAGAAGATCGCGGACGACCCCCTGCAGAAGCCACGAGACCGCGAGTCAGCTCGGTGGGCCCTTGATCGGAGCATCGGGCTGGTAACCACGAACTAGCCTTGAAATAATCGCAGTCGGCTCAACACTGGTGTGCGCGTACACCACGATTTGGCCATCGTCAATGTGTCGCCTGATGTAGGTGTGATCCTTGATCTCGGTTTCAACCTGAAAATTTTCCATGTCTCGGTAAAAGAACAGGGGATTAAGAGGCGGGAATTCTCTGATCCGCACGAACAGCAGGTCGCCGTCACGAACTGCCCTCCACCTTCCATCCCATGGGCCGCCAATGAAAAGGTAGCTAGTCATTGAACTTCGGCAGGCCGCACCAGTGCGTCCATCCTCCGTCCTTTGTGTAGATTCCGATCACGGCAACGCCGTACCTCTTATCGATCAGCAGCAGCTTTGCTCCCAGCGGTGGCGTCCGCTTCTTGACTGGAACCCAGTGGTGCTCTGTCTCGATGACGGCGGTCTTATCGTTGTTCAGTTTGGTGGTCATAGAACTGGAAATGCGAGGATCCTGTAGCGGCGATTGTTGATCTTCAAGTATAGACCTGGACGGGAAAAGAACTGTGATGACTGCCAATAGATTTTGAAATTCATGTTGTTTCCTTTGCGCCTCTCCAGGCGTTGAATGCGTCGATGTCTGCCATGGGAACATGCACTACCGTCTCGCCGTAGACCCACGTCGACAAATACTTCGCCCCGGGGAATGTGAAGCGAACACTGCACTTGTGTCCATGACCCTCTTCGCTCGCCTCGAGCAGCTCGCCATAGACATGGGACATCTTTGCCTCTGCTCCCGGGAACTTGGCCTCGAACAGCTCGAGCAATGCAGCCCTGGCCTCCTGGTTTGCGCGCGTCTTTGCTTGCTCTGTTGCGCAGCATGCAGCGCTGCAGTAGACGTTGTGCTTTTCATCCTCCACGGGCGTGCGCTCATCTTCATCGAGGCCATCATCGTCAAGATATGAGTCATCGCTGATGCGACGGCCGCAGCCGCGGCAATCAAACCACCAGCCATGCGCAATTAGCGTGAGTGGCGGGACTGTCCCGGGAGCGTACTCATCGAACTGCGGAGCGCGCCGGCAGCTCTCGACATCCTCCCATTCAATCTCGAGCTCGCACGCACCCTCGCGCCTGGCTGTGGCATTGTTGGTGGCGAACCGTATGACGCGGTGCCCTTCATAGTTATCGCGCACCTCATAGGCTTTTAGCCTGCTCATGCTGCCTCCTCGGCTTGGCTGTCCTTGGCATCGTCGTACTTCTGAATGCCCCAGGCTATCGCATACAGGCACCAGATGAAATGGAATGTGTACGAATCCAAAGTGTGCTCCCAGAAATCCCGGAACTCAAAGTCAGGTACTGAATCGCTGCTGAAACTGACGGCGGCATCTACGGCGCGGAGCTCCCCGTCATCTGACATCGATGTGACGTCAGAAACAATCTCCTCCCAGAGTGCCTCAGCCAGCTCCTTGAAATCATTCTTCTCGGACTCTTCGGCGTCGTCATCGGGCCTGTTGCTCTCGAACCAGTTGTCATAGTCACTCTTGACGCACTCGCAAAACTTTTCCTTGTCGAACTCCTTTGGACCTTTGCCATAGGTCGAGATCGACTTCAGCTTCTCTGCCCAGTACCCTGGGTTGATGATGACCTTCTTGCCCTTCATGTCAGCGTACTTCCGGTCGGTCCTGAAGAACTCGAACATGTCTTCGATGCGGCTGAACACATAGGTGCCCATGTCGCCGTCGATGCACAGATTTCCATTCCAGGTGATCAGGTCAAACCAGTAGGAGTTGAAGCCCGACTTCTTCAATCGAATGTGTCGATTCACACCTTCATCACGGAGAACAATCAGCTCATGGTTGGCCACGTCTTTGAGGAACTTCTCCTCGGAGCATGCGTATTCGGTCATGTCGCTGGCTCCTCATCTGGCTTGCACCACTCTTTGTTTTGCTCTGCAAATTCAAAGTCTGGATTGCTGTGTGCTGCAGCGGGATCGGATGACAGGCATCCCCAGATGCGGTCTGTCAGGTCGAAGTATGAGTAACCCCAGTTGCCAGTCGGTTCGTTCGACTCGGGATCAATGACGCGCGTGCGATAGACACCTGCCTTGGTTGGCAGCTTGTCGGGTGGCGAGATGTTTGTAGTCATTTGGTTTGGTCCTCTGTGTGTTGTGTCCATGCCTGGTCAATCGCCTGACGTATCCAGGCGCTGATTCCGTTTTTTGCCATTGCTTTTAGGCGACTTAGATGCTGGCTTGTCAGCATGACGTTTGCTCGCTCGGTTATGTTGCTTGCCCCGTCTGTTGCTTTTCTCCCTCGCTGCTTTTGCTGCTTCATGTTTTTCCTTGACGTTCAGATGGCTGTTGATGTTGTGCTTGGTGTAGATCTCTTCCAGGAATTCCGGATTCACCCCGATTGCTCGGCAATAGAACTTGAACTCATTGCACTCTGCTCGGAAGAACCATGAGGATCCATCAAGCCATGCCTGGCTGAAGATCGAGGCAACCAGCATGCCCTCTGGGATTGCTGATGTGCCTTCATTCATCCACCGAAGCAGGACGGTTTTGAACTGTTCATGCGTGACGATGTGTGGCTTTTTTGTCTCGGTCATGACTGGGCCCTGTACATTGGATGAGCTGGGGTGATCTCGCAGACCATGCTGTAGTTGCCCATGGCTAGAGGCTTCTTCGGCTCTGTACGGATGGTGACTGTCAGGCAGTACTTCTCGGCCAATCTGATGAGCTCGGTGGCCTTGGCCTGGATGGCGAAGATCACCTCTTCGACGTCCTCTTCTGTTTCGATCTGGTCAAACGGTTTCATGCTGCCTCCTTGAGTAAGTCAAAAAATGCGGGCCGCTTGAAGTGGTTGATCTTGAACCCGCTGGAAAGGTCAGCCGCTGGGCCAACCAGGCGGCCGACGCCGTCGTTAAACAGGACCGCCACGTATTCCTGGTTGAATGCGCGTGCGATCTGGTTCATTGAATCCAGAACGATGTTCTTCTGGGTGTGGAATTCAAACGTGATGATGGCCGTGAACTGCACGAGTCGATCATCTCGGTCGTCTGCATTCGTGCATCGGACCTCACCGAGGGACTTCGGGTAAAGCTTGCGCACGGCCGAGATGACAATGGCGTATCTGTCGTCGACGCCGCCTGCGTTGATCAGCTCTTTGCTCAGGTTGATGTTGATAATTGCTTGCATGAGTACTCCAGTTTGTTGCTTGGTGAAACGGTTTGTTGCTCTTCAGGGGAAAATTTTTTGACCGGGGAAATAGACCTGGCCAAATGACCCGTCCAGGCGGCTGGCCAGATCATTGACCTTTTTCAAGGCCTGGATGTTGGCGTCGTCACCACTGAAGGTTTCGTAGCCAATGAACTGGGATCCGCAGAACTCGGCCACCACGGTCTTGCCTTTGTCCAGCTGGTGTTGGACGCCAATCTCGAAAGACCTGGTGGCTCGGATGTAGGCATTCAGGAGGATGTTTATTTTTTCATCCTTGTCGCCTGAGCCATCGATCTTTGCAGCCACGTTGAGCGCAGCCTGGTAGCTGTCACAAACGACGACCGAGCTATCCGGCATCATTACCTCGTAGGTGCGGTCCCAGGCGCCGTGGCCATTGGCCTTCTCGCGGATCTGGATCACACAGTGGACCGAGTTCACGCTGTTGGTGCGCTCGTCATTGTTGGTGCTTTGGTGCATTTCTCTTCTCCTTAAAACATTTTGTTGGGGTGTGTGGATTATTGCGCAAGAATTCTGTATCACCAAATCATGCGCAATAATTCCCCTTCAGTTCAGTCGACTATTTCATCAGCTGCAGGTATGGGCTGCTGAAATCGGCCCATGTCTTGTTGGCTCGGATCTGTGCGATGGTTTGCTGGGCAACGCCAAGCCTCCTGGCCATGGCCCTTCCGCTCTCTGGAGATGATCTGATCTCCCTGACGAGCTCAATACTCAGGGGTGAGCGGGCCCTGGCCAGGTCGGAAAGCTTTTTGCTTCGTGCCAGTTGTTTGCCGTATCCGGTTTTCTCGGCCGTCTGCTTCATTGACATGGAGCGAGTCATGATGGAGATGTGCTTTGGGTTTACGCATCGGCGGTCTCCGCAGCTGGGGTGAACAACTGCCAGGCGTCTTTCCTTGTTCAGGTTTTCTATGCCCATCTTCAGTGCGATCATGTAGCGCACCGATCTGTTTGGCACTCCCTGGCCGACGTACATCACTGGGTTTCCATCCGAATGCATGGCGCCTTGCCAGATCCAGCACTCACCCTCCTCGATTGACCGGCTATGTATCAGCTCGGTCAGGCCTTTGATCCTGATCCCCTTCAGATTTGGCGCGTATTTGTAGAACCTGATGGCCATTATTTTTCTCCAATTCCAAGAGCTGCTTCCAATGCGACTCGTGCATCATCAATGAAATCATTGCCATGTAGATTCCACATATCACCACAATCAACATTGCACGCAGCGGCTTGTCTGTCACTCAACATCCGTCCAGCAGCCACTACCATCTCATCCGTCAACGGCTGGCGTTGTGGCGCCTCCTCTGTAGTCCAATGGCACTGTGGGCAGACTTGAGACACATGGCGCTTGCGTTGTGGTGTGGGTGTGTTCTGAGGTGGGTAAATTCGCACGGCGCTGAAGCCGTAACTCCACTCGGCAATCCGACCTGCATTCAAGTCATCCAAGGCGCGTGTCGTATTGGTTGGCCCAGAATAAACAGAGCGTTGCGCGTGGGTGATTGCATCGTGTATGTTGTCCCAATACGTCGTTCCGTGACCCTCAACGTGTACGGAGTATCGAGTTTCGCTTGGCATCATCTGGACCTTAGGCTCTTGAGTTACTCCAATTTTTCGAGTAACTCGTTGCCGCTCATGGGTGGCCTCAACAATCCTGACAATTGCAACGATGTCCATTACTCGCACGTTGAGAAGCCTGGCATTTTGGCTTTCTGTCAGGCCATTCTTTAGCGCCACGAGTATCTCGCCTTCAGTCATCGGTTTCATCTTTTGACTGTCCGGTGTGGCCTTGAAGCCCTCAAGATTCAGTCGCCGTTCCAGGTCTTTGAATTCGTCATCTTCATTCATGCTGCACTCCACCAAAAAATGTCCATTGAAACCACAGCCACTGCGGCCACATACACAAAGGCCAGGATTATTGCGGCCAGTTCGATTGGTTGCTTTTGCTGACTCATGCTGTCACCTCGCTGGGCCTTCCGAGCAGCTGCACCATCTCGTCGACAGCGTCATCTCCCGGGTCGCGGATGGGCCGCAGGTATTGATCTGGGCAGACTGGGAGATCTGCCTTCATTTGGCTGTTTCTCCATGTAATCGGCCTGTCAATAACCCAGACGATTCCGTATTCTGGCGATGTGTTGAAGGCGGCTGGTGGTACGGCATATCGGCATGTAACAATCACTCCATCTGCATCGCTGCTGGTGTTGAACACCATGGCCATGTCCCCTGGTTTGCAGTTCATGCTGCACCCCCTTGCTTGGCCAGGTTGACCAGCTTGAAGCGCAGGCCCTCGAGCTGGCTTTGCTTGGCCAGTATCAGGTCATCAAAGACCTTGATCGCCTCCCGCTTGATGCCGACAAAAATGGCTGGTGTTGTCCCGTCTTCCCGGGTGATGTATGCGTGATGGCCAATGTGGAAGGTTTCCGACTTCGGCTCAACCCATTCTCGGCGACGCCTTTTCAGGCTTTCGATTTCCTGCGCCGTCAGTCCGACTTGCTTGGCGACCTCTACCATCTCCTTGTAATAGCTCATACTTCCTCCTGTGTGATTGATGACAAACCCATTGTTGCGCAATAAACAAAATGTTGCAAAATCAGCAAAAAAAGACCAAGTTATTTGGTTGGTTATTACTTGCAGACATTCCAGTCGGTATCTCTGTTTCTTCCCAACAATTTGGTTCTTTCAAACCCCATCCTTAGTCGACGGTTGCGCAGATTGCCAGACTCATTGTTGAGCTCTTTATCGGGGATTGCTGTTTTCAATGTCGTGTAGCTGGATGTCTGTAATTTGCGAAGCAGCAGCACATCCTTTTCGGGATCTTGATTTAGAAGCCTCTCGTTGATTTTCGGTAAGCGCGATGCAGTAAAGTGCCGCACACCAACCTTGCTGTACTGATGTGTTCTCAGCAATCCGGCTTTGTCTGGCCAAATTCCGAAAATGCTTTTGAATGCATTGTTCACATCAGTCAGGTTTTGAAATTGTCGCCATCCTCGAATCAGCAAAGCGTCGTAATACCTTTGCTGTTCGGCTTTGACGGGATCCACTGGATCATTGTTGGTTGGTGTTTGCTTGGTCATATCAATCTCCTTTTGCTTCAAATTCTTGGATCATCCAGTCCAGCCAGTCACAGCGGATCTTTTGGAGGGTGTTGAACTGGTCTCTTGGCGTCATGCGGTCCAGTTTGCCATACAGGTTTGGATGAACTTTTCTGTACCATGCCTCCAGTGTGTAGTGCCCTTTTAGCAGGATCAACTGCACATGGCTTTTCAATTTGTCTGCTAAGTCACCAGGGATGTCTCCCTGGCAGTTCAGGTCTTCAATGACATAGCATATGAATGGGCTGTTACTGAACATATCTTGGTGATCGTCATAGTCTTTGACCAGGTGCTTGCGGACTTTTTTGAGTGCTGTGCTTGATTTCATATTGCTCTTTCGTAGTTGATCAGGTGCCATAGGTTGCCCACGCGGGCATGTCGTAGAACTTTTGTCTGGTCATCCAGTCCATCGACTCGAAGGTGCGCTTTCCCTCAAGCAGCTCGACCAGAAGGGCGCGCTCGGTGTTAAGTCGCTCGAGCATTATTCGGTCCCATTCTTGGTTGAACCGTTTCTCTTCGTAGCCGGTGAACATCCTGATGTTGAAGTCAGTGACCTCAATGACTCGCTTGATTTCTTCGGGTGATGGTGTGCTCATTCGATGATCTCCTTGATGTCGCAGCAGGCCACCCACAGTAGGCGATCAAGATTCGCCTCATGGTCTGCCAGTTCGGCGTCGTCCCAGGCGCCATATTCGCTCAGGCATTCAGCCACCAGCTTGGCATCCAGCTTGTTCAGCTGGCGGCGGATGGCGGGCTCCTTGCGCAGCGCGGCCACATCACTGTCGCACTGTCCCGGGTGAGAGCACGACAGTGCCTGGGCCTTGGTGATCTTCAGCTCAATGCGTCCGAGTGATTCAATCCACCACATGGCTGGCTCCTTTGTGCAGGTTGCGCAGCGCATTCATGGCCTCGGCCCGCGTGCGGTAATCGTTGAACTTGCCCACGGTCTCGATCCTGCCGTCGACCTTCTGCCGGCGCACTGAGTAGTAGCGGCGATCCTCCTCGCTGCGTGACTCGCTGGTGATGAACAGGATCCCGGCGTCGGTCTGGTATGCGACCTCCGGCAGCCTGGCGCGAAAGAAGCCCGTGGTGTCGGAGTCAAACCAGTGGCCATTGGGCTGGTTGCGCTCGTAGTACTCACGCACCTCGGTGAATCGAATGGTTGGGATCTTGCTCATGCTGTTCTCCGTGGTGGAATTGGTACATCGCCTGTGTTTTTGCAATACTTCATGCAGGACTCTTCATCCTCATGACGCATGACGGATAGGTGTCCTTTGGGGTTGTAGCTTGACCATTTGGTTTCGTGCCAAAGGGCCGGCAATTTTTTTCCTGGTCGTTCTTGATGCCATGTGCTCATGCTGCTCTCCTTATTGGTGGCACACGCCAGCCTTGATCAAGTCGACAGCCAGGCGGCCATAGAAGCCCTGAAGCTTCCAGACCCAGCCCTTGTCGATGCCTTCCTGGATGAATTCAGTAACCTGGTCCTCGTCCATGAGGCCGTTCTCGAAAGCAATGAGTTGGTCAATGTCGGGCATGGTGTTCTCCTCAGTAGTCAACTTTTTTGATGTCGCCAATGTTGGCGTGCGGATGAAGGTGGCGGGCGATGGCCACGGCGTCGTTCTTGTCTTTGGCGCGCACCAGTACGGTTGGGTGGTTAAACCCTTTGCCACCACGGAAGCAGGGCAGCGCGATCAGATACTTGTGCATGTCGCTCTCCTTATGTTTGTGCTGGGTTGATGCCGTTCGAGCCACAGAACCAGCACAACTGCAGGTAAGTGCGGAACGAAAACGGCGGTGTGCCATCCAGGGACTTGACATAGGATGGGCCACGGAACTTGCGCATTTCCCTTTCTGGTCCGCGCAGGTCGAAGTTGTCATGGTGGGTTTGGACATAGGTCCAGCCAGGGGTTGCTGGCTTGGTGTCTGTGATTGTGTTGGCCACTTGAACTCCTAGAAAAGGTTGGTTGCTGATGTAAATAATTGTTGCGCATGAAAACATTCTGGTCAATCAATACCCACAATGTTTTATCGGGTATTGTTGTTTGGATGCTACAATTTGTGCGTCGAACCAACCAACTGTTTCGACCGCGAAGGCATCTCAAGCCTTCACTTCCTCCAGGGCATGAGAAACCCTGGTGCCGCGTAACTGCGGGCGTCGTTGGTTGGCGCGTAAGTGAAGACTTGAAAGGCTTTTGTGCAGCAATTCGATTTCAGCCTGAAGTGGCTTGCCAACCTGGACCTCAAGCAGGTTCCATCTGAAGCGTTATGCGCCATCGAGGCGGCCGTCTCTGAAGAGAAGAGGCGGAGGCTGAGCGGATCCCGTGGCGCCAACCTGTACCGGCGCAGGGATATTGATAAGCAGAAGCTGCGCGTCGATTATTCGCACACCATCACCAATGACCTGGCCGAGGATGCCCTTGAGGATGCGTGGGTCCAGCACTTCAATGCAATCATGAGCGACGACTGGTCGAAGCACTTCGTTGATACCGGCGGCCCGAACGACTACTACGTCTATTTGCACTTCGACCCACGCGTTGACCGGAGGATCCACCTATCCAGCAGTGAGTGCTTTATTTCAATTCAGGGTGAGCCGTTCTACGTCGGCAAAGGCATCGATCTGCGCGCGTACGACCTGAAGCGCAATGACGGGCATGGCGTTATTCTTCGCCAGCTGCGCGCAGAAGGGTATATGGCAGGGGACGTTGTGCGCATCGTAGCGAGTGGATTGACTGAGGCAAAATCGCTCGAGATTGAGTCAAAACTCATTCATTTCTTTGGCTCAAGATACGACAAAAGCAATACAGGTCCATTGGTGAATCTTGCACAAACGGCAGGCCCGGTACTGAAGCCTGTAAAGCCTAAATTGCTGCGCGCAAAATAAATGTTGCGAAAACACCACAATGTTTGGTAGAATTCGCGCACCGCAAGGTGAGATCTTTTGATCCGCTCCCGAAGGAGCAGCTTCACCAGGCCCTTTGGACTCTGTCCGCGTAGCCTGACTGGGGTGCCGTACAAGGCATAACAAACTTCGCAAATCGCGACTATCTCTGAGGGGAAAGTCGCGTCCAGAATTTGAGTCCTCCCATGAATTTGATCGACGACTGGAAGGCGGTCGCGACCAAGGCATGGTCAATGCGTCTCGCCCTGATTGCCACAATCCTGTCCGCCCTTGAGGTGGCCATTCCTTATATGGATTGGATGTTCTCGCGCGGCACGTTCGCTGCGCTGGCTGGGATTGTGTCTCTGGCCGCAGGCATCGCTCGCCTGGTGGATCAGCCGGATATGCGCAAGTGATCGAGAACAGCAAGAAGGTCGGCAGTGCCGCTTTGATTGCTGCTGCCTTGGCCATGCCGGCCGAGGGCCTGCGCCAGGCCGCCTATCGGGATCCGGTTGGAATCCCAACGGTTTGCTTCGGCTCAACGCACGGCGTGAAGATGGGTGACCACCACACCGTGGAAGAGTGCAAGCAGATGCTGACGACAGAGATGCTGGCGTCGGTTGAGGATGTCGACCACTGTCAACCAGGCTTGCCGGCAAATGTGCTGGCTGCCTTTTCCGATGCCCGCTACAACATGGGCCCGACCGTGGCGTGTGATGTCGAGCACTCGACGGCAGCCAAGTTGCTCAAAGCTGGCCGGTACGCCGAAGCATGCAAGCAGTTGTTGAAGTGGGACAAGGCCAGGATTGCTGGCCAGATGGTTTCGCTGCCAGGACTGACCAAGCGTCGCGAGGCCGAAGTGACCGTGTGCCTGGGAGATGAGTCGTGATCCTAATTCCGCCGAGCATTACCGCCTACGCCGCCCTGGCGTGGGTGAAAGTGGTTGCAGTTGTGGTTGTCGCCCTCGCCCTGGTGGGTGGCGGGTATCACCTGGGAGCCAAGGTCACGCACGCAGACTGGGACAAAGAGCGCGCGGCCATGGCCATTCAACATGCGGCAGACGTCGAGGCTGTCCGTGCCAAGGAGCACCAAATTGCAGAACAAGCCCAAGCAATCATTGAAGAACAGGCTCAGCGAGAAGCTGAAACTCTGGCTCGTGTTGCCGCTGCTGAGCGGAATGTTGGCAGCCTGCGCGACACCATCGCCATGCTCAATTCCCGTCCCGCCCCCATCGATCCCGAAACCAAGCGAATCGCTGATGAAGCCCGTCAAGCAAGAGAGCTACTTGGACAGTGCAGCAAAGAATATGAAGTCGTGGCAAGAGACGCTGACGAACTCAGGGACCAAGTAACCGGCCTCCAGCAGTGGGTGGACCATGTCAGAGAGTGAAAGCAGCATGCCTCAAGGTACAGACCTGGCCGTAGCCATTGCAAAAATCAGCGCTTTGTCGGACGACATGTCAGAGGTCAAGTCAACGATGCGTGAACTGGCTGCAGCCGTGTCCAAGCTGGCCGTAATTGAGGAGCGCCAGTCATCGATCAATGAGTCGATCACAAGGGCATTCAAGGAAATCAACAAGATCGGCGACAGAGTCACCACCCTTGAGCAGGCCGCCCCTTTGCAGAAGCAGACCCAGGACTGGGTCCAACATGCGGTGAAGTATGTACTCGGCCTGGTGCTCGGCGCAGCCCTGATGGGACTGATCCGCAACCCGCCCGCCCAACCAACAGCCACGCCGCCTGCTGCGGTGGGCAAGTGAACATGAACCAAGACAACAACAACCAAAGCCAGCAAGAACCCGCTGGCCTGGACCTCGAGTCCGATGAGCCCCTGGCGCCTGCCTGCCCCATGAACCCGGGTGAAGGTGAGTGCGAAGCCTGCCAGTAAGGAGCTCGCCATGAACGACCAAGAAGAATACGTCAAGGCTCACAACGAGCTCAGCGCCGGAGAGCGCAACGACCTCGAGTCGACCCAGTTCGGCCTGCCCGAGCAACGCAAATACCCAATGCCCGACAAGGCTCACGCCAAGGATGCGCTCGCGCGTGCCAGCGAAGAGTTCAACAAGGGCAACCTGACCCAGGACGAGAAAGCCCGCATCGACGCCAAGGCTCGCAAGATCCTGGGGGGACAGTGATCCGATTATGTCTGGTGAGGCAGACAAGGTCGTCGACTGGGAAGTAGTCGAGAAACATTACAGGGCTGGTCTCAAGTCGCTGCGTACCATCGCAGAAGAGCATGGGATCACTGAGGGAGCCATCCGTAAGCGCGCCAAGCGTGACAAGTGGACCCGAGATCTTGAGAAAAAGATTCAAGAGCGAGCCAAAGAAAAGGTACGCAAGGAAGCGGTACGCAAGCCCGGTACGCAATTAACACCGCAGACCGAGCAGCAAGTCGTCGAGCAGTACTCCGATGTAGTCGCCTCGGTCGACATGATCCAGCGTGAGGACGTGAAGCTGGCAATCGACAACAGTCGCAACCAGCTCAAGGAGCTCGTGCTTCTGGGTGATCCGGACTTCGCGGCTGCTCTCGAGAGCCTGGGTGATCTGATGGATGTGTCGGCTCCAGGCAAGCCTGACCGAGCCAACGAGCTCTACCGCTACATCATTTCCCTGGCTGGTCGAGTCAAGATGGCCAAGGAGATTGCTGCAAGCCACGGTGTTTACATCCCGATGCAGCGCAAGATCTTCGGCCTGGACAATGAGAAGAAGTCGACCGGCGAGTTCGAGGAGATGCTGCGCCGAGTGCAGTTGCAGCCTGACTGATGGCAGATTCAACGAACACCGAACAAGATGCCAAGATAAAGCTTCTTGGCAAAGAGCTCGAAGTCTATGCCATTCACTGCCTGAAGATCCTGGACAAGGCTGGCAAGAAGCAGGCATTCGAGTTCAACCAGGCGCAGCGGTTTGTCCATGCGCGCCTGGAGCAACAGCTCAAAGAGACCGGCAAGGTTCGGGCTCTGATCCTGAAGGGTCGTCAGCAGGGCATCTCGACTTACGTCGGCGCCCGCTTCTATCACAAGACCACAATGAACTTCGGCCAGCGCGCCTTCATTGTGTCGCACGAGCAGAAGTCGACCAACAACCTGTACTCGATGGTGAAGCGTTACCACGAGAACAACCCGATGCCTATCAGCACTGGCGCAACCAACGCACAGGAGCTGATCTTTGACAAGCTGGATGGAGGCTACAAGCTGGCCACAGCAGGCACTCAGGACGTCGGCCGGTCCAACACCGCGCAGTTGCTGCACGGATCCGAGTTCGGGTTCTGGTCCAACGCTGCGATGCACTTGGCCGGTATCGGTAACACGATTGGCGACATCCCGGGCACGGAAATGATTTTCGAGTCCACGGCCAATGGCCTGGGCAATCAGTTCCACACGATGTGGCAAGAGGCTGAGGCCGGTCGCGGCGAGTACATCGCGATCTTTGTGCCCTGGTTCTGGCAGGTTGAATACCGTGCCGCAGTGAAGGCTGACCTCGAGCTCACGCCTGAGGACAGAGAATACCAGCGCGCATACAAGCTGGACATGGAGCAAATGCAGTGGCGGGCCAACAAGATCGCCACTTACGGCCGTGGCCACGAATGGTTGTTCGACCAGGAGTATCCGGCCACAGCATCGCTCGCGTTCAAGACGTCGACCATGAACCCGCTGATCAGCCCGAGTGCTGTGATGCTGGCAGCTGGCACCGACTTCCGTGAGCGCTCTGGCCCGCTGATCATCGGCTGTGACCCAGCCGGCGATGGTGAAGGCAAGCATGACCGCAGCGCAATCGCATTCCGCCAGGGTCGCACCTGCTTCCGCCTCGAGTGGATGCCGACGGACTCGAGCCCAATGCAGATCGCTGGCCGCCTGGTTGAGATCTGGAACACGCTCCAGCCCGACGCGATCATCATCGACAAGGGCGGTCTGGGTGCTGGCATCTATGACCGCCTGGTTGAGTTGAATGTGCCGGTGATCGGCATCAACAACGCCGAGACCGACACCGTCGATCCAGAACGCTACGAGAATGTTCGGGCTGGCATGTGGTGGCGGATGGAAGAGTGGTTCCACAACTTCCCCTGCCGCATCCCGAATGATGCAGCGCTGATCTCGGACCTGACGGGTCCGCAGCCTGAGGTTCATTCGAGCGGTAAGAAGTTGCTGGAGTCGAAAAAGAAAATGGAAAAGCGCGGCATCCGTTCTCCGGACGGTGGCGATGCACTTGCTCTGACGTTCGCTGTGCCAGTGGCCATGCGAGCCAAGCAAGAGTTCAGCACGAGCGGTGGCTCGTATCGGGCGCCGACCAGCGCGGGTTATTAAGGAAACACCATGAACAAAGATTACGAAGCAGCCTGGAAAGACGGCGATCACGAAGCAAACAGCAATAGCACTCCCGCCGAGGAGGCTCAAGTCGGCGGCGTGGAAAAGAACGCCACCGCTGACGTGAAGGCTGATTCCACTCCCGGCAAAGACGAATACGTCAACGCCCATGAAGAGCTGGCCAAGCAAGAAGAAGAAAAGCCCATGAGCGGCGCTCCCCTGGAGCGTGCCACTTCGGCCATCGCCAAGCTGCAGTCCGCCTTCGACAACGCCAAACGCCTGGGTGCCAAGCATTTCAGCCATGAAGGCAAGCAGTATTCCACTGAAGAAGCTGCACCTTCTGCTCCTGGCCACTCGCAACACCAAGAACCCGAAACCGCTGCAGCCAAGGCTCCAGCCGACCGAGGCTGATCATGGGTGACGACGGCGGCGGCAGCGACGACAGCGGAACAACGACAACGGCAGCAAGCCAAGCAAGCGCCGCGTCGGCATATTCCAATGCCTGGAATGAGGGCGAGGACAAGGTCACCACATACAAGGACATCGACAACGGTCGCTCTGCCCTGGGTGAAAACCTGAAGACAGTAAAGCCCAAGGACAAGACCCAAGTCAAGGGTGGAAAGCTGGCAAAGTAAGCGATGACGCTCCCAGCATCCGGCGCCATCTCGATGAGCCAGGTCAATACCGAGCTCGGCAAAGCATCCAACGCAAGCATCAGCCTGAATGACAGCGCGGTGCGAACCCTGGCCGGGATCTCGAGCGGTGCGATCAGTCTGAATGCGCTGCACGGCAAGTCCAACTTCAGCGGCGCAACGGTATCTCCAACCAGCCTTACGACCAGCGGCCTGGTGGCTGACGGATCGACCTGGTCGACGTACTCGGCAATTGCCAACACGGTCCCATCCGGACTGAGCGCCACGTACTCGTGGGTCAGGATTTCCGGGTCGACCAAGATCACGGCGCTTTCGTCAACGTCGTCGTCAACGCAGTTCCAGATTTTGTCGGGCACGAGAGGAACGACCACAGCGACTTTCTATTGCGCTGTTACTTCGGGCGGGAAGACTTACAACACACCCAACGTGTCGGTGTCATTCACCCTGACATAAGGAAGCAAGGATTCAAGTGAGCGCAGCAGAACAAACCGAATACGCGTTGGCAGCCGCCGACGAGATGCGAGATCAACAGCCGGCTCAAGCCCTGGATGCCCTGGGCACTGAGCTGCTGGCCGAGTTCGCCCGGGCTGAGCTCGACCGCCGCTTGACCGAAGAGCGCTGGCTGCAGGACATCCGCCAGTACCGTGGCCGCTACGACCCCGATGTGCTCGAGGCCATCGGCGCCAAGCGCTCCAAGGCTTTCGTGCGCAAGACCCGCGTCAAGGTGAAGACCGTCGACAGCCGTGTGGCTGATCTGCTCTTCCCGGCCGGCAGCGAAAAGAATTGGGAGATCGACGCCACTCCGGTGCCCAACGTCTCCAAAGAGCAGCGCGCCATGGCCATGGCCGAGCTCAACAACATGGCCCAGGCTCAGCAACAGCAAGCAGCCCAGGCGCAACAGCAGCAGACTGGACAACCGGTCCAGATGCAACCGGTTCAGATTCCCAAGGAAGCCGTCGACCAGTTCATCATGCAGCTGGTCAAGGATGCCTCCAAGAAGATGAGCAAGGTCATCGAAGACCAGCTCGTCGAGGCTCGATACAAAGACGTCTGCCTGAAGACCATTCACTCCGGCCACCTGTACGGCACCGGCATCATGAAGGGCCCTCTGGTCGAGCGCAAGATCCGCACGACCTTTGTGCAGCAAGGCAACAGCTGGGTCGCCAAGAACGAGGCCTACGTCGTTCCGTTCGTGGACTATGTGCCGATCTGGCGCTTTTACCCGGACATGAACGCGACTGAGATCGAGCAGTGCAAATACGTGTACGAGCGCCACAGCATGACTCGCGCCGACATGGCCGAGCTGGCTCGTCGCAAAAGCTTCAACAGCCAGAAGATCGTCGACTACATCAAGGCTCATCCCGATGGCGAGATCCGCCTGCGCTACTACGACAACGAGCTGCGCGTCATCGGTGAGCGCACATCGAACCAGGGCAACAAGGCAAACCAGTATGAAGTGCTGGAGCGCTGGGGTTACATCGACGGCGCAAAGCTGAAGAGCGTTGGCGTCAATGTGCCCGATGACCGTGAGCACGAAACCTTTTTCAGCAACGTCTGGGTGCTGCCCAACGGCGAGGTGATCAAGGCTGTGCTGCAGCCAATCACCGGGGTCACCTGGCCCTATCACCTGTACTACTTCGACAAGGACGAAACATCGATCTTTGGCGAAGGTGTCGCGGCCATCATGCGCGACGACCAGACCATGCTCAACGCCTCGGTGCGGATGATGCTGGACAACGCTGCGATTGCTTCGGGCCCGATGCTCGAGGTCAACCCCGGCTTGCTGGCCCAGACCGACCGCATGGATGAAATGTATCCATGGAAGATCTGGTTCCGTAACAGCGCTAACCCTGGCTCTCGCGCCGTTGAGTCGATCCAGCTCGATAGCCGCCTGGGCGATCTGTCCGGCATGGCCGACCGGTTCGACAACAACATCGACGAGACGACCGCGATCCCGCGCTACATGTCGGGCGAGAACGTCAACAACGGCGCTGCCGGCACCGCCTCCGGCATGTCGATGCTGCTGGGTGCTGCCAACGTCGCGATCAAGGATCTGATCAGCGCCTGGGACGAGGGTGTGACCCGTCCGTTCCTGACATCGCTGTACCGCTGGAACATGCAGTTCCACAAGGACAACACCATCAAGGGTGACTTCGACATCAAGGCTCGTGGCACATCGTCACTGGTGGCGCGTGAAGTCCGGGCCCAGCAGCTGGACATGTTCAGCCAGGCCGTGGCCAATCCGATGGATGCGCCGTTCGTCAAGCGCGATTCCCTGCTGCGTCAACGCGCCGAAGCCCACGAGCTGTCGGACATCATCAAGACGCAGGAAGAAGTCGCGGCAGAACAGAATAGCCCGATGAGCCAGATGCAGCAACAGCTCGCCATGGCTCAGGCTCAACTGTCCATGCAGAAGCTGCAAGGCGAGGCCAACACAGCCATGGCCAATGCTCAGCTCATCAGCGCCCGGGCCCAAGAGACCCTGGCCAACATCGACAAGATCATTGCCGAGGCCGTCAACAAGCGAGTCGAAGCCGTGTACGCAGCACTGCAAGCCGGTGGTGTGGCCACGTCGAACCCGACGATTGCTCCGGCCGGCGACGAGATCCTGCGCTCGAGCGGCTGGCAAGACGCCACTCCGAACCCATCGATCTCCCAGCTCGACACCACTCCGGTGCAGCAGCAGCCTGGCACGATGGTCAAGATGAACAAGGGCCAGACGTTCGCGCAAGAACCTCGCGGCAACACAGATCCCGAGCAGCCAGGCATTGCCGCACAAGGTGCACCTCGGGCCACGGCTCCGTCTGCCGAGCCCAAGCCTGCCACTGGTCAAGTCGGTGAGCGCAGCGGTATCGAGACCCCTGCGGTTGGTGACCACTGATGGAAGATGAATCCATGCGCACCATGCGCCAGCTGTCAGATGCTGCGCGCGTTGTCAGCGAGTTCCGTGGCACTGACCCGATCAAGGCCGT